TCCTGTTGCAGGAACTGGAAATGGTGATACTTTCTCTGAACCAGTTTTTGTTACTGCAGGCTCTTATTTAAATGCAGGTACTATAACACTCAATACTGAAACGTTTCGGTATGACCCACCAAGTGGCTTTGTTGCATTGAGTACAGAGAATCTAGCTGAACCATCAATATCTAATCTGGCAGCAGAGAAACCAGAAGATCATTTCAATGTTGTTACATATACTGGATCAGGAACAAACCAATCCATTACCTCAGTTGGGTTTGAATCCGATATGATTTGGGTAAAACAAAGAAACGCTGCTGACAATCACGTATTGGTTGATTCTGTTAGAGGGTATTCTAAAGAACTTTATCCAAATTTAACTAATGCTGAATCTGGTAATACTGGCTCGATTACTGCGACATCAACTGGTTTTGACTTAGGGTCAGGTGGAGATTTAGGTCGATTCAATGAAAATACATCCACATATGTTGCCTGGTGCTGGAAAGCTGACGGTGCTGCAGTAGAAAATAATGATGGTTCTATTACATCTCAGGTTTCTGCTAATACAGATGCCGGTTTCAGCATTGTTTCGTATACAGGTACAGGCTCAAACTCTACAGTGGGTCATGGATTATCTCAATCACCAGAAATGATTATTTTTAAAGAGCGTAACGGAGCTACTAACTGGCCTGTTTACCACAGCGGGTTAAGTAGTGCAGCTTATGCTGTAGAGTTGAACCAAGCATTAGCGGAGTTTTCATATCCCGCCTATTTCCAAAGCACAGATCCAACAGATTCAGTTTTCTATATTGGTACGGATAGCTACATTAATAACAGCTCAGACAACTATATTGCTTATTGTTGGCATTCTGTTGAGGGGTATTCAAAATTTGGCAAATATATTGGAAATGGATCCGCGGATGGTAGTTTTGTATACACAGGGTTCAGGCCAAAATTTATATTATTTAAAAAGACATCAGGCGGTGGTGATAGATGGTTTATGGCAGATACTGCAAGATCTCCGTTTAATGTGACGTTAAATGATGGTGATGGAGGAATAAAATTAGTTGATGCCTCTGCATCAGATGCAGAATTTGCAAATTCTCCTGCAGAAGATTTTGATATAGTGTCCAACGGATTCAAATTTAGAATCAATGATGGTGGTAGTAATGGTGTAGGTGCAACGTACATCTACATGGCGTTTGCCGAATCACCATTCAAGTATAGCTTGGCTAGATAATCCGAATATCTAAAACATATAAATAGTCCTGTAAATAACTGCAGGACTATACCATGGCCAATCCATCTTCAAGACAGGGTCTGATCGACTACGCTCTTCGTAAGCTCGGTGCTCCAGTAATCGAAATCAATGTTGATGACGATCAACTCGAAGACCGTGTCGATGAGGCTCTGCAGTTCTATCAAGAATATCATTCTGATGCTATCGTAAAAATGTATTACAAGCATCAGATTACTTCGACTGATATTACAAACACTTATATCACACTCCCAGACGCTATTACTACCGTTCAGCGTATTCTTCCTGTATCTGAAGAAAACTCATCGATCAATATGTTTGATGCACGGTATCAGATTCACCTAAACGATATCTTCGATCTGGGTAATCTTGGTAACCTATCAAACTATTCAATGATTCAGTCGTATCTCACTACTCTTGACATGGTACTCAATGGTGCTGAACAAGTGAGATTTAACCGACATATGAATCGTTTGTTTATTGACGCTGACTGGGAAAGAGACTTTAACGTAGGCGATTACCTTATTGTTGATTGCTTCCAAGTAGTAGATCCCGAGACATATAACGATGTGTACAATGATATGTTCCTCAAGCGTTATGTCACGGCTCTGATTAAAATGCAGTGGGGTGCTAACCTTTCTAAGTTTGATGGTATGCAGTTACCAGGCGGTGTGCAGATTAACGCACAACGTATCCTCGAAGAAGCTCGTGAAGAGATTGCAAAGATTGAAGAAGAAATGCAATTAAAATACGAACTGCCTCCAATGTTCTATATGGGGTAAACCTTGGCTACTAACGTATACTTTTCACCAAAACACCGTCCTGAGCAACATCTCTATGAGGATCTCGTTATTGAGTCCCTTAAGATGTATGGTCAAGACGTGTATTATATTCCGCGTCAGCTGATTGCCGTTGATGAGATCCTGAATGAGGATTACTCACGGTTTGTTGACGCATATGCCGTTGAGATGTACATTGAGACAGTTGACGGATTTGCAGGTGAAGGTGATTTGTTATCTAAGTTTGGTGTCGAGATCCGTGACCAGGCTACGTTTGTAGTATCACGTCGACGTTGGGAACAGCTTGTCGGTGTATGGAATAACCAAATCAATAACCTACGACCTAACGAAGGCGACTTGATATACCTACCATTAAGTAACTCAATCTTCGAGATTCGGTTTGTAGAACACGAGCAACCATTCTATCAGCTAAATAACCTACCAACATACAAGCTTCAGTGTGAGCTGTTCGAGTACAGTCAAGAAGAGATCGAAACAGGCATACGAGACATTGACCGTATTCAAGAACGGTTCTCTACTCAACTCGTGCTATCAGTCACTTCTGGTTCACAAAACTTTGTACCAGGTGAGAGAGTTGCACAGGACACTGGTTCATTAGATGACTTAAACAATGCTATATACATTGAGGGCGAGGTCGCAGAGTTTACGCGTGGAGCTGGTGGATTAGCGTCTACTCTCAAGCTGGTAGGTGTACGTGGTACAGACGGTACCGACAGAACCTTCTATGCAGATGCAACGAACAGAATTATTGGTGATGGATCAAATGCGACATGGGTTATTACAGCTATTGATGAAGCAGCTGACCTAGACAATGATACATTCGCCGACAATAGAGACTTTGAGACTGAGGGTGATGACATCATCGACTTCAGTGAAACTAACCCATTTGGTGAGCCGTAATGTTTGGTGATCATTTCTATCATGCACAGATTCGACGTATGGTATCAGCCTTTGGTACCATGTTCAATAACATCGAGGTCCATAAAGAGGACGCGAGTGGTAACCTATTGCAAAAAATAAAGGTACCTCTGTCATATGGTCCTCGTCAGAAGTACTTGGCACGAATCCAAGAGAGAACATCTCTTGATGATCAGAAGGTCGGTATTAAGTTACCTCGTATGTCTTTTGAGATCACATCTCTTTCATATGACTCATCGATCGCGATTGCAAAAGACAACGTCATCAAGGTAGGTACATCTGATCCGACAACTATGAAAACGATTCGTGGTCCTATACCTTATCGCATGAGTATTCAGCTGAGTATCATTACGCGTAACCAAGATGACGCACTCCAGATCGTTGAGCAGATCCTACCATTCTTTCAACCAGATTACACTCTGACTGTCAATGATATTCCGAGTATGGGTATCAAATCAGACGTGCCTATTGTACTACAAAGTGTCAATATGAGCGATGAGTACGAAGGTGACTTTGAGACACGTCGAGCTATCATATACACACTTGATTTTGAGACTCGTGTGAAATTCTATTCAGGTATTGCGGATCGTGGTGTCATTACAACAGCTGCTGTTGATGTGAATAACCAAGAGACATTTGGATTTATTGAGGAGATTGTCGAAGAAGGTAACCCAGCCGACAGTGGTATAGATACTACTGATGACAATCAAATTACCTGAGGTAGATTATGAGCAATGAAGATATTGAAGATGATTATGACTTTGCAAGATCTCAGTACTATAATCTAGCCGAGAAGGGTCAAGAGGCGATAGACCTGATGTTAGACCTGGCACGTGAGTCCGAGCACCCACGTGCGTTTGAAGTACTATCGAATATGCTAAAGCAAAATGCAGAGATCGCTGACAAGCTTATGTCGCTGCAAAAGCAGAAGAAAGAAGTTCAAAAACCCGACAATCAGGCATTACCGAATCAGCTAACACAAAACAATGTATATGTTGGTTCAACAACAGACGTTCAGCGGATGCTACAGTCTAAGATGCAAGAGATGAAGGTTGTCGATGACGATAGTCAATAATACCGAAGGATATCTCGGTAATCCTAATGTAAAGCGTGACGGTGTAGTTCAGGACTGGACACAAGAGCAGCTGAACGAATACGCTAAGTGCATGAAGGATCCTAAGTACTTTGCAGAGGCATATCTTAAGGTTGTGCATCTGGACAGAGGCTTAGTACCATTTAATCTATATCCTTATCAGAAGGAGATGTTCGATCATTTCAATGATAACAGATTCAGTATTGTTTTGGCTTGTCGGCAGTCAGGTAAGTCTATCAGTTCTGTTGCTTACTTACTTTGGTATGCGTTGTTCACGCCAGAAAAGACAATCGCAATATTGGCGAACAAAGGCGCAACAGCAAGAGAGATGCTTTCGCGAATCACTCTTATGCTCGAGAACCTCCCGTTCTTCCTCCAACCGGGTTGCAAATCCCTAAACAAGGGTTCAATTGAGTTTTCTAATAATTCCCGCATTATCGCTGCTGCTACTTCAGGATCGTCCATTCGAGGTATGTCTGTCAACCTCCTATTCCTTGACGAGTTTGCATTCGTCGAAAACGCAGGAGAGTTCTATACTTCCACTTACCCGGTGGTGTCGTCTGGTCAATCTTCACGTGTAATCATTACATCAACGGCTAATGGTCTTGGTAATGTATACCATAAGCTATGGGAAGGTGCGGTACAGGGAACGAACGAGTTTAAACCGTTTCGAGTAGACTGGTGGGATGTTCCTGGCCGAGACGAGGAATGGAAGAAGCAAACTGTTTCAAATACAAGTGAGTTGCAGTTTCAGCAGGAATTTGGAAACACATTCCATGGGACTGGTAATACACTCATATCCGGTGACGTCCTGCTGAACCTGAAAGCCTCATCGCCTATCTACACTCAGAACAACGTTAAGGTCTATGACCGACCCAAAGAGGGTCATTCTTATCTGATGTTCGTAGATGTAGCGAAGGGAAGAGGAATGGACTATTCTACTTTTAATGTGATCGACGTAACTCAACGGCCTTTTAAGCAGGTCGCAGTTTATCGAGATAATACTATCTCTCCATTGCTCTTCCCTGACATTATCTATAAGTATGCAAAAACCTACAACGAGGCTTATGTCGTTATTGAGTCAAATGACCAGGGATCACTCGTATGTAATGGATTATATTATGAGTTAGAATACGAAAACGTGTTTGTTGAATCAATGATCAAGGCAAACTCGATTGGCGTAACCATGAATAAGAAGGTGAAACGGATTGGTTGCTCAACAATCAAAGACCTGATTGAAGAACATAAGCTAGAAATCGTTGATGCCGAGACAATTATTGAGATGTCTACATTTGTTGCAAAGGGTACGTCATACGAGGCATCCGATAACAACCATGACGATTTAATGATGAATCTTGTATTGTTTGGCTGGTATTCTACGACACCATTCTTTGCAGAGACAACCGACATCGACATCAAGAGTATGATGTATCAGGAACAGGTAAGACAGATGGAAGACGAACTTGTTCCGTTTGGTGTCATTGATAACGGTAACGAACCAGAATACGAGGTACAGGGTGGTGATGTATGGACATCGTACCCGACTGATATGTTCTAATTTACATTATTTATAAATAATATCATGAAAAACATCGTATTATGAACCGTTCCGTTTAATGTATAATCAAGGGGATTAACATGGCATTCCAAGTATCACCTGGTGTTCAGGTCAAGGAAGTTGACCTCACCAACGTTGTACCTGCCGTCTCCTCAAGTGTAGGTGCCTTTGTTGGCAACTTCGCGTGGGGTCCTGTCGAGCAGGCAACTACGATTACTTCTGAGAAAGACCTTGCTAACGTGTTTGGTGTACCTAAGGCTAATGCTTCGGTAGACTTTTTCACGGCAGCATACTTTCTGAAGTATGGTAACAACTTACAAGTCGTTCGAGAAATCGACGCATCTGCAACTAATGCAAACACAGATGATTCATCAACAGTTACTGTTGTAAAGAATCGCGATCACTATGACACTCAAGTATTTTCTGGCACAACTATCACTGTGACAGCTGATCTCGGTACCGGTGGTACTGCGGTAGCAACAGCATCTGATGGTTCTGGACAGATCATCCTGGATGACGCATCTGCTTTAACCGTCGGTGACGGTATCGTGGGTAACGGTCTTCCTGTTGGTGGTGCTAACATCACTGACATCTCTGGTAACACTATCACAGTCGATAGTATCACTGGTACTGTACAGGATGGAGATGAGTTTCAGGTAGCTGTCGTCAAAGGTGTTTGGCTAGCTAAATATCCAGGATCTCTCGGTAACTCACTAAAGGTATCGATCTGTCCTACATCAACAAACGACACGTTCTTTAACGGATGGGCTTACAAGGCGCTTTTCACACAAGCACCTGGTACATCTGACTACGCGACAAATGTTGGTGGATCTAATGACGAGTTGCACATCGTTGTAATCGACGAAGATGGTGCTTGGACCGGTACAGCTGGAACGGTTCTAGAGACCTTCGGATTTGTCTCACAGGCGTCTGACGCTAAGACAAACGATGGTACATCCAACTACTACAAAAACGTAATCAATGATACGTCAGGCTACATTTGGTGGGGAGCTCATGCTCAAGAGCTATCAAATGCTGGACAAGCAGCTGCGAGTCAAACGTTTGCAAACGTTGCAACTGCTGCTATTGACCTTTCATTGGTAGGTGGTAATGACTCAAGTGCGCTTGGTGCTTCAGAGATTGCGACAGGCTTCGACTTGTTCTCTGACTCAGCAATCATCGATGTGTCATTCCTGATCATGCCTTCTGCGACAAGTTCAGATGCTTCAACTGTAGCTTCTAACCTGGCAACGATCGCTGAACAACGCAAAGACTGTATCGCATTCGTATCGCCTGCGGTATCTGCTACANCTTCATCACTNACGCCTAAGGCTGATGTGATTGCATTTGCTGATGCGTTGTCACCACGTTCATCATACGCAGTTATCGATTCAACTTCTCTGAAAGTTTACGATAAGTACAATGATCAGTACATCAACATTCCTGCTTCTTCTTCAGTTGCTGGTCTGTGTGCTAATACTGATGACGTAGCTGATGCTTGGTTCTCACCTGCTGGATTCACTCGTGGACAGCTTCGTGGAATTACTAAGATTAACTACAACCCCAAGAAAGCAGATCGTGATGAGTTGTATCTGAAGTCAATCAACCCAATCGTTACCTTCCCTGGTGAAGGTACTGTATTGTTCGGTGANAAGACTGCTCAGGTCAAGCCATCAGCATTTGATCGTGTTAACGTACGTCGCTTGTTCATCGTGCTTGAAAAAGCTATCTCAACTGCTGCTAAGTTCCAGTTGTTTGAGTTCAACGATGAGTTCACGCGTGCTCAGTTCCGTAACTTGGTTGAGCCCTTCTTACGTGAAGTAAAAGGTCGTCGTGGTCTTACTGACTTCTTCGTTGTTTGTGACGAAACAAACAACACTGGAGACGTCGTTGATCGTAACGAATTCGTTGCTGACATCTACATCAAGCCTGCTCGTTCAATTAACTTTATCACACTTAACTTCATCGCCACACGTACTGGTGTAGAGTTCAGTGAGATTGTCGGACAATAAGGAGTAGAAAATGGCTATTCTCGGCGTAGATGATTTCAAATCGAAACTGGTTGGTGGCGGTGCACGCGCTAACCTCTTTAAGGCAACGTTGAACTTTCCTTCTTATGCAGTAGGTGATGTTGAGTTGACTTCCTTCATGTGTAAGGCAGCTCAGCTACCAGGTTCAACAATTAACCCAATCATGGTACCATTCCGTGGTCGTCAGCTTCAAATCGCTGGTGATCGTGTGTTTGAACCATGGACAGTGACTATTATCAACGACACTGATTTCTCAATCCGCAACTCTTTTGAGCGTTGGATGAATGGAATCAATCAGCACAATGCAAATACAGGTTTAACTAACCCTGTTGAGTATCAGGCTGACATGATCGTTGAGCAACTCAACAAAGAAGGTGAGTCCGTGAAGCGTTATGACTTCCGCGGTACTTTCCCAACTAACGTATCACCGATCGAGGTATCTTATGATTCTGAGAACGTGATCGAAGAGTTCACAGTTGAGCTGCAAGTACAGTACTGGGAATCAAATACTACTAGCTAAAAGTAGTAATATATAGGATGAGAGGGGAGCAAGTCTCCCCTTGATTCTATGAGGTAAAGGAAGCAATGGCTGAATTATTTGGATTCGAAATAAAGCGAAAAAACCAGGAAAAGGAAGA